AGGAGTACAGATTTAACCCACCCCAGTCTTTAGTGGATGCAGGGGTGGTTAAACGGGAGATGTATGGTGGTGATTTGCGTCAGGTTAAGCGTATAGCTAAGCAAAGTAATACTCTCATAGATACATACAGGAAAGAACAGTCAGAGTTAGTGACTATTACTAAGAATAGTAAGGTTAGTGATTTAGTTAATATTTATTATTTATCTAATGATTTCAATATGTTAAGGGAAACTACTAAAGTAGATTACATATACTTTTTAACCGTTCTGTGTAACTCAATGGGAAGTCAAAGGTATAAAGATATTACATCTAAACGTGCCAAGTGGGTGTATGAAGCATGGGTAAAACGTGGCGTTAGTTTTGCTAACCATACAGCTACCTGTGCATCACGAGTGTTTAATTATGCCATAGACATGGAGCATACATACTTTAATCCTTTCACTAATATTAAACGCAAGGCAGAGATACAACGTAAAGTGGTGTGGCAACATGAGGATGTCATAAAGTTTTTGGATGTCGCATACTCAGACTACAGTACACGTAACGTAGGGTTAATTATACAGATGGCTTACGAGTGGTGTCAGAGACTTGGAGACATGCGTAAACTTAAATGGAAAGACATAGATTTTGATAACAAACTCCTTACTCTTCAACAGAGTAAACGGAGAGCAGAAGTTTTTCTACCTATATCAATTGAGTTAATGGAGATGTTAATAGATCAGCATGAAGACTTTGGTTTTCAACCCTACGTAGCACCTCACACGTTGCCTACTGGTGGTGTGTTTAATCCTTATGCAATGCAGAGGCTCTCAAAAAATGGAAGGGCTGTCATGCGTAAGGCTGGGCTGTCTGATGAGCTACGATTAATGGACTTACGTAGAACGGGAGTTACTCAAATGGTTGACAAGGGTGTACCCTTACCTAATATTATGGCAGTTACAGGACACAATAGTGTTGCATCTGTACGACCCTATTTAAAAAATACATATACATCTGCAAATAATGCCTTGACACAGAGAAACGTTAGTGTAAAATCTAACTCTGTTAGTAACATAAAAAGTGATACATAATGAATATAAATAACATTATAAATGATATAACACTTATAAATGGTGATTCAAAAAGAATGAATTGTCCTGAGTGTAATGGCAAGAAAACTTTTACTATCACAAACAATATGGGTTCACTCGTATGGAACTGTTACAAGGCAGGGTGTACTGTATCAGGTGGTAGAAGAGTACACCTATCCAGTGCTGACATACGTAAGTCGTTAACTAAGACAGGTATAAAAGTAGGGCATGTTAATGCTTGGTTAGAATATGAAGAGGACATACCTACCTTTGATAAGCCTGAGTGGTTAGTCAAAGACTACAGCACAATAAAAGATTTCTGTGCTGAGTGGTCACTAAACCCACAAGAGCTAGGGCTGTTGTATGATGTAAGAGAACATAGAGTTGTATTTCCTGTGTTGAATGATCTTGGTTACATGTTAGATGCTACAGGCCGTAGTTTAGGCAAGAGACTACCTAAATGGAAACGATATGGAAAGAATGACTTGCCATATGTTCACGGCTATGGTAGTGTCGCAGTAGTTGTTGAGGACTGTGTGAGTGCCGCTGTTGTTGGTAGTAATGTATATGTAGGGGTTGCAGTGTTGGGTACGTCATTATCAGAAGCACACAAAAGGTATCTTTCACGGTTCTCAACAGCAATAATAGCACTAGACCCAGATGCCCTACCTAAGACACTGCAATTTGCTAAAGAACTAAGAGGATATGTAGACACAGTACGTGTCTTGAAACTACACGATGATTTAAAATACAGAAACCCTGATGACCTACAGAATCTAACACGCATAGGAGAGCAACAATGGAACTAAGTTTAATAAGAAGTTTAATGGATAAAGATTTTTACGATGAACACAGAGGTGCTAGATGCCCTAACAGATTGTTCAGTAAAGATGTAAGAAAGATTAAAGAAGCAGTAGACTCTGCAATGGACAGATACGAGCGTACTGTTACACCTGCTGAGATAGAGGCATTGTTTATGTCAAACAACCCAACAATGACTACAGCACAGAAGCAGGCGTACAGTAGTTTGTTCACTAAAATTAATGGGCAGACACCGATGGGAAGTGACGTAGCACAGGAAGTTCTGTCTAAGCTGTTTCAACAGGTTGTTGGTGAAGACATAGCTAACTTAGGCTTTGACTATGTTAACGGTGACAAGACAAGCCTTGAGCCGCTACGTATACTACTAGAGCAGTATGGCGATGACTTTACACCCGACCTAAAAGTACAGTGGGATGACATTGACGTTGATACATTACTGTCTAAGAATGATCTAGAAGCACGTTGGACATTTAACATACCTACTCTGACACGTAAGTTAGAGGGTGTAAATGATGGGCATTTAATTGAGATAGGTGCTAGACCTAACACAGGTAAGACATCCTTTCATGCGTCACTGGTTGCTGGGCCTAACGGCTTTGCACATCAGGGTGCTAAGTGTATCATCCTGTGTAACGAAGAAGGTTCACACCGTGTAGGTGCTAGGTATCTTACTGCTGCCACAGGTATGACAATGCAGGAGATAAAACAGAACCCAAGTAAAGCACGTGATATATATGCATCAGTCAAAGAGAACATTAAAATATATGATGCGAGCAATCGTGACATGGCATGGGTTGAGAGCGTATGTAAATCATACAAGCCTGACATAGTTATACTGGACATGGGTGATAAGTTTGCTAGGACTGGTGGCTTCAGTCGTACTGACGAGGCACTCAAGGCTAACGCTATACACGCCAGACAGATAGCCAAGCAACATGGTTGTGCTATGTTCTACATGTCACAGTTGTCTGCTGATGCAGAGAATAAGGTTGTACTCAATCAGGCTATGATGGAAGGTTCCCGTACAGGTAAGGCGGCAGAGGCTGACTTGATGATACTGATCGCAAAGAACCCACCAGTTGAGGGGCAGGAAGAAGAGGATACTATGCGTCACCTTAACTTAGTCAAGAATAAGTTATCAGGATGGCATGGTATCATTCACTGTAACCTAGAATATAAAACTGCTAGGTACGTTGTATGAAACAACTAGCTTTGTTTGCTGAAGAAAAACTAAATGAATTAAATGAGCTATGTGATAGTGGTCTTGTGTGTATTAAGTGTGACATTCTGCAACCTGTAACAAACTTTCAGCAGATGTCATATAAAAACACAGAAGACGCTGAGATAAAACGCACGTGTAGATCATGTCAGTCTGGTCATAGGCAGGTAATTGCCGACTTGAGAAAGGTTAACCCCTATCCAGATGATAAAGAATACGCCTGCCCTATATGCAAAAGAAAGATAGATGAGGTAAATAAATATAAACAAAAACTATTAGGCACATGGGTGTTAGACCATTGCCATCAGACAAATACCTTTCGTGGGTATATATGCAAGCACTGTAACGATGGGCTTGGTGGGTTCAGAGACACTTTGACATCGGTAAAGAATGCTGTTATATATTTAGAAAACCACGAAAGGATGCATCCGACATGATACTAACTCTAGATGTAGAGAACACAGTAGTTAAAAGAAATGGCAAGATGCACCTTGATCCATTTGAGCCTGAGAATACATTGGTTATGGTGGGCATGCTAGATGGTACTGGACTTGAGCAAATTATAACGTTTGACCACATAGAGCACCCCCCCACATTAGATGGTAGACAGATAGTACAGGGAAGATTAGACCACGCCAGTATTCTAGTTGCCCACAATGCCGCCCATGACTTGATGTGGCTGTGGGAGTCAGGCTTCACTTACAATGGTGAAGTCTTTGATACCATGCTAGGTGAGTACATACTACAGCGTGGGCAGAAAGAACCACTGTCTCTTGAGGCATGTGCTGAACGACACCAGTTACACACTAAGAAGCAGGACACACTGAAAGAATACTTCAAGCAAGGACTCAACGTATCTGAGATACCACATAATGAGCTGTCTGAGTATCTGTCTGCTGATCTGCATGCAACACAACAGTTGTTCAGACATCAAGACAAAGAGTATACCTTTGGTAAGGGTAAAGCGTTAGTAGATACAATACGTTTGACCAATCAGTTAGCTGTACACTTAGCCCGTATCTATCAGCGTGGGTTCAAGGTAGACCTGACCGCACTTAAAGAGGTACGCAAAGAGTTTGAGCAGGAGAAGCAAGAGCTGACTGTCAAGCTTGAAGAGCAGGTACACGATCTGATGGGTGACAGACCTATTAATCTGAATAGCCCAGAGCAATTGTCTTGGGTTATCTACAGCCGTAAAGTCAATGATAAACCTGTATGGTCGGCAGCTTATGAGGATCGTGTGTCAAATACACAACACACAGATAACATACGCAGGTTGACTACTAAACTACACAAGCAGAAAGCAGAGAGATGTAACGAATGCTACGGCTCAGGTCAGATACGTAAGACACGTAAGGATGGCACACCACACAAGAACACAAACAAATGTCCAGAATGCTCTGCATCAGGGTTTCTGTACACCAACGCAAAAGAGTTTGCAGGTTTAAAGTTTATTGCACCTGATTACAAGTGGGCAAGTGCCAATGGGTTCAGTACCAGTAAGGGCAACCTCATATATCTAGAGGGCATTGCCAGATCACGAGGCATGCATGACGCAGAGGTATTCTTACAACGAGTACGTAGGCTGTCTGCACTGGACACTTATCTATCCAGCTTCGTTGAGGGTATAGCTACTCATGTAAAGCCTGATGGCATGTTACATGTACGTCTATTGCAACACAGGACAGGCACAGGTAGACTATCAGGTGCTGACCCTAACATGCAGAACATGCCCAGAGGTGGTACGTTTCCTGTGAAGAAAGTATTCATATCACGTTGGGAGGGTGGTGAGATCATGGAGGCTGACTTTGCTCAGTTAGAGTTTAGGGTTGCTGCATTCCTCAGTCAGGACAAGACAGCAATAGAGGAAGTGTCTACAGGATTTGATGTACACAGCTACACAGCTAAGGTTATCAGTGAGGCAGGGCAACATATATCTCGCCAAGATGCTAAGGCACATACATTTGCACCGTTGTATGGAGCGTCAGGGTTTGGTCGCACACCTGCTGAGGCAGCATACTACCAACAGTTTACTACTAAGTACTCAGGTATAGGTGCTTGGCATAAGAAATTAGCGACAGAGGTAATCACTACAGGCAATGTACGTACTCCATCAGGTCGTGAGTTTGCATTCCCTCTGGCTACACGTAGGGCAAATGGTAGCATCACGTACTTTACTCAGGTAAAGAACTATCCTGTGCAATCATTTGCT